AGCATGGTAGGGTGCCAAAAACAATCCCCCTTGTGCCAGTTTTTGATACGGATAACCGATGGGTCTGATAAGGTCAGGTTATCAATTCAGGTATATCAAGGCACCTTGGATCTTCATATCCGTTTTTGCTTTGAGGGAAACCGCACCTGCAAGTGATTCAACACTAACGTCTCCCAGAGCAGATGTGACATCAACCCCCTCACCAGCAGCAATATTGACCTTTGCCCCTGCTGTTGAAGTAAGTGCTAGTCCTGCAAACTGCGTAAGTGCTCCTGTTGTAGCAGTCTGTGTAATATTTCCAACAACTGACGTGAAGTTCATGTTGCCCAGCAACGCATCCACAGTAAACGAATATACTCTATCAATAATTAAAGGGGTGGAGAGTACAGCACCAGCAACTTCTGTCTTAGATACACCACCAATAGTCTGCTGATAGTCACCAAGAATCTGCCAGTTGACGTGTCCTGGCGAGATGATATTTACAGATGCTCTGGGATCAAATTGAAGGTCAGTCTTCTCTGCAACCGTTGTTGACTTCTGTCCAAGAACTTCCTCAACACTAGTATCACAAGTCTGCTTGATCTTACCAGCATTCAGTTGAATCTCACCGCCACCATTTGGACCTGCTTGAATAAGAACCTTAGATTTACCAATCAAAGAAAGAACATCAGCTGCTTCAATAACAACTTTAGTTGCTCTCAATCGCAACTCTCCATGACACTCAGTAATAGCATCACCATAATAGAGATTTGAACATGCTAGTTTATCAGTTGCAGATGTCTCAGATGTATCAGATCCCTCACCCTCAGTGGGTGATTTTGTGCTAGCAGACGCCTGAGTAATAACTGGTCCCTCATACTTTGCCAGTTGCCCACCTTTTGCATTGATAATAAATCTACCACCACATGCCTTACCGTTGCCACCAGAACCAGACAGCATCATGATATCTCCATTCTGCTGAATAGAGATACCCATGCCATTTAGTTTATTCCTGATTTCAAGATCTCCATCATCTAAGATGGCATACCTTTTACCATTGATGAGAACTGTAATCTCACGTGTGATTTCAGTATCCTGAGTCTCATCTGGTGTTTTGGGTGGTTTTGAATCTTTATTGGCAAATTCGTTAGAACGATTGCGATTTGCTTCTATCCCTACGCTACCAAATACCTTATCCTCAAATCTTTGTGCCATGATTATAACTCCTAGGGACAATCAATATATTTACCAGTTCCGATCTTCGCAGATCCAACTGTGACTCTTGCTTCTGGATCCAAGCAAGCAAACGATGGGATATATCTTGCACCATATCCACCACCACCCAAGATCTTCACCTCAGGATAGCGATCAAATACAATAGATCTATTCTTGACACGAACACTAATCACTTTACCATCTTGAATAACTGCATCAGCAACATCAGGATCTCCATTAATATAAACCGTAGGTTCTGAAGTATATTGTCTACCAGGACTTAGCATGGTAAATGAATCAATGATACATTCTTTTTTAGCATTTGTTGGTGAGTTGAGTTTATATCCAACACCTGGGTCGGTAACTCTAACTTCTTTCAAGAATCCATCAGAGTCAAGGAGTGGAATTGCTGCTGCTCTTCTACCTTCGCCAGTGATAATGATAACAGGAGGTTCCACATAAGGAGTTCCTGGATCGGAAACAGGAATTTCAATAAATCCACCACCAGGATCAGTAATTGGGGATCCAAATGTTGGACTCTTAATTCCACCAGAAGAACCTGGAATATTAGATGAACTATCATCGGATGCTGCCTGATCTTCGTCACTAAATCCTTCAGTATCAGAAAGAATCAATACACTAGTTTGAGCACCAGTTCCGATGATTCCAAATATAATGGTTTCTGTATCCTCAATGGTGTCATCCTCTGCAATTCCAACAATAACTCTTGCCGAATTGTTTTCAATAACACAAGTTCCAGAAAGACTATTACTCACAATATCACTTGGAGTAATACCATTACCGAACAATCTATAATAGAGGGTGGTTCCTGTTGCAACATTTGTAGTTTTGATTGTGTAGGTGATAAATTCACCTTCCTTTACAGTATTTCTATCTGCAGTAACACTATATGTTGGTGGAGCAGTGAGATCTTGATCATCATCACCACCGCCATCACCAGGATCATCTGGAGGTGTGATCGGTGGAGGGGGTGTTTGCGGAACTGGATTGGTAGATGGTGGTGGTGGAGGATTTCCTGGTGTTACAGGGGTTGTGGGGTCTCCTGTGGTAGGAGTAGGAGTTGTTGTACGAGAGTCTCCAATCACACATCTAGCAACACTTTGAGACGCTACTGCAGTGATAGTACCAGGAGTATCTCTGGAAATTCTCATAAAGAAATCTTCATCAATCTCACTTTCACTATCAGCAAAAGTTCTTACAGAAATAGTCTTGCTGGTTTCACCAGGAGAAAATCCGAGAATTCCACTCTTCTGTTCATAATCCACATCTTTTGTTGCAGATCCATCTCTCGTAGAGTATCTAACACTAGAAGAAACATCAAGATATCCACTACGTGTAACCGTAAATACTGCTACGTCTCCTTCTTCTACATTCAAATCAGAAATAGAATACTGGATAACCAGCGGTTCTACTGGATCTTGAATTCCACCGATAGTGATGACTTCAGTATCTTCAAGTGTATTTCCTTCATATGCCTCATCACAAGTATACTTAGACCAATCCTCACCTGTGGCAGGGAAGAGATCATCAGTAATATTCTTCAGCAAGTCATCTAAGAAATCACCATCTCTCTCGTCTGTCTTACAATTAGTACAGATAGTAGTAGTCTTAGAACATTTTTTGCCAGGACCATCACAAGAAATGCCAAGTAAATCTAAGACATAGTTGATAGTATCACCAATGATATTAATGGCAGATGCCACTGCACCTAGAATATCTTCCAATGGACCAAGAACATTTATGAGAAGTTCTTCCATCAAAGATTGAATCTTATTGATAAGACCTTCAACAAACTTGTCTACAATACAAGCTGCTGCTTTGTAAATTTCAAACAGATATCCAAAAATAAGATCTTCCAAGAAGTTAGCGAGACGATCTCCAAGGTCTGCAATCTGACATCCGACATCATCAAGAATCTCATCAAAGAATGCAGTGACAGCACTCAATGAATTTCCAGTCTTGTTTGGATATATCAGTAGGTTGATAAGATCTTTGACTGCTGCCTTTAACTTCTCAAGAATAAATCCTTTGACAGCCGCAACAAAGGTTTCCACAACAAGAATAGCTTTATTGACATACTTTCTGCCAATATCAATAGAAGCATATAGTTCTCCAGATAATTCACCAACAAGATAAGTTCCTAGCTTACCATCATTTCTCTGAGTCTCATATAGCATCTCAGAGAGCAATCGCTTGAATGTATTTGCCAGGTCGGTCTCTTTACCACACTTATCAGCGATCTCTACACAGAAGTCAATTCCTGCTGGATTTGTAGTTGTATTCTGTGAGTATTTTGCCTTTAAAAAATTGGTGTCACCACTGGATACTGTTGTCTCTCCTTCTTTAACTATTGCACCAGTGTGTGCATGTCCAGCGTCAGGTACGGTTGGTGTTGCAGTAGCTTTATCATCCTGATCAAAAGCAATCTTATTTACATCATCAACATACGTTGTGAATGATTTGCATCCAGTTTGACCAGGGGTAGGATCTTGAGCAGTCTCTGTAGTTGAATTTGCAACTCTACCAATAGATCCCATGATCATTGGTTGCTGCTTATCATTATCTAAGAAGAATCCAACAACCCAAATGCCAGGTCCGAGTTGATCTGATACAGAAGTAGCACCACCAGGGGTGTGTGGATTTGTCACAGGCATCATTACCATTGCCCATGGTAAATCATCCGTGCTTACAACATCACACGACTGGGGGTGATATCCAACAATTCTGACTCTATACCTGCCAGACTGTTTGAAATCACCCGTCTTATCAGATTCAATTTGACCAATCCACCAAGAGAATCCATCAGATCCAATTTGGTTTGTTGGGTAGAGACTGCTCAGTGCATCCATATTAATCAATCATCGTATACTAAGCACTCGGGAGCACTTGGATTATTGTCGCAGTATAGTTCCAGAGATGTGGGGTCATGATGATCTTCTGGATGACGCTCTGCGTATGCTTCTAGTTCTTCTAGTTCGCCCTCAATGTGGCGACGTTGTTGTGGAGAAGTTGTGGGATTTGCAAGAATCTCTTTGTCCTTCTCAATGTGCTTTTCAATACTATCCATAAAAACCTCCTTACTTTACTTTGCTTTCTTTGTCTTTGATGCCGTAAGAATCACGAATCAATTCTAACACAGTATAGACAGACTGATTCTTAATGTCAAACTGATGATTTAGTTTGCTGACCAAATATGTCCCACTACTTTCGGGATCCCACTGTTCCTTATCCCTTTCGGAATCTGGAACTTGGTTTGGTACTCTTACTTCTATTTTATCTCCAACAACCAATTCTAATTGCCCTGTTAGAGAAACAGTTAGTCTCTGGGTGAACATGATTCCAACTCTAGCAAGACTCTGTGTGAGATATTGCTTTTGGTAATCAGGAAACTCAGATGGATTTTCACTTCCATCAGATTGTTCGCTTGAAGCAATGCCTGTTCCCGAATACCAACATTCAGGATTAATAATAGTTGACATTACTCTGGATGGATATTCAGATAATGCCACCTGACCAGAAGGAAGTTTTGTTTGACTTCCCATGTGATACATTTCATCCCAGGTATCTTTTAAAGAATATACGATCTCCTCATATTTTCCAGTATTTATGTTCAAACAGCAGAGGATAGAAGAATAGGATCCTTCCCTCAACTTCTTCATCATATTAATTTCTTGATTATATGCTATCTCTTGGATTTTGTAAAGGTTTTCATCGTCTCCCTTACCATATTGATAGTAATATGTTTTCCCTACAGTTGGTGTACCACCGTCAGATTCGTGTCGTGCAAGGGCATCAACTGATTTGAACACAAACCCCTTTCTAGTTTGAAAGAAGAAATATCCAGAAGATCCAGATGCTTTCTGAGCACCAGATCCAACATCACTTGACCCACCAGCTTGTGGTGTACTTGATTCAGAAGAACCAGCAGGTTTTTTAGATTTAGTTTTTGCTTCTGCTGGAATCGTCTTTGATTGTAAAGACCTGATCAGTGCAAATGGTGTCTTCTTTGTGGGAATAATTTTAATATTGTTGAGAGATTGTTCTACATCAACAAGAGAAGACGGAACCTTTAGTTTCTCTGTGAGTATCTTTTTCACTTGCTCAGCAGTATTTCCCTTAACTACTGTATTGATTCTCACTCCCTCGTTTATAAGTGCTTCTGTGGAGATGAGACCCAAGGTATACATCTGTCGTCTGTCTTTGTTCAGTCTATTGGCAACCGTCCAAACACGAAACTCATAACTATAGGATTGTTTCTTGGCATCTTCAACTTCAAAGACAACCTTTTCAAATCCCTGAATAGGCATGTTTGAGATCAAGTTCTCGGCATTATCTACAACAATCAATGTTGCCCCATAAGATGGCAACATGATGTCTTCAAAGTATTGAAAATAAAATGCCATATCCAATAGGTTTGCATATGGTTTTTCATTCTCCTCTCCAGTTTTCCAAATGGAAATTTGCTTTACATAAGAACTAGATGCGTATGGTTTATTTTCAAATTCGTTTGCCATACATTACGCAAAAGGTGAGGGATAAAACGCTGAAATTCCTGCGTCACCAACTGTTGTGATTGGACTATGTGGAATATCTTCTTCTTGTGCAGAAGCCTGCTGAGTATTATTTATTACGATGGGTTCAAGGTTCCCAGATCCACCACCCAGTCTAGAAAGTGCGTTCTGTTGTGATGCCATGTTCAACATCGCAACACTATTCATTTTCCCAGATGGAGATCCTAGATTAGATTGTGGTCCAAAGTTTTCCTCTATTGCTTGTTGAATTAATCTGTCACGTTCCAGTGAATATCCACCAAGTCCTTCCGTCGTTTCCAACAACTTCTGATATGCTCCTGTTCCAGGAATGTTTCTTAAATCACCCCTAACACCTTCACTAAACTGTATAGCGTTTTCTGTCATTCTCCTTTTAAATTCTGCTTGTGTCTCCCCAGGTCTTCTGCCATTACGGTTTGTGTTGGGTACAGTTCTTGTTGCACCCCGATATCTAGGATAGAATCCAGGTTGATTTGTGTTTACCTTATAACTTTCTAA